GATAACTTGCAAAGCAATATGGATAACCTTGGAACCAATCTGTAACCAAACTGTTGGAGTTTATCATGGCATTGACCATTGATCAGGCTTTTATCAAGCAGTTTGAATCCGAGGTTCACGTTGCTTACCAACGTGCTGGATCCAAATTGCGCAACACTGTCCGTTTTAAGGGCAATGTTAACGGCTCTTCGACAACCTTCCAGAAGGTTGGTAAGGGTGCCGCATCCCAGAAATCGCGCCACGGCGCTGTTCCTGTCATGTCACTCGATCACACGAACGTCGAGTGTACACTTGCTGACTACTATGCCGCAGATTATGTTGATAAACTTGACGAACTCAAGATCAACATTGACGAGCGTCAGATTGTTGCACAGTCGGCAGCTAACTCGCTCGGTCGTAAGTCTGATGATCTCATCATCAATACTCTCGATTCGACATCGAACACGATCACGGAAGCTGGTTCAACTGGTTTGAACACAACCAAGATCAATACAGTGTTTGAATACTTTGGTAATCAGGATATTCCTGATGACGGTGAGCGTTACTTCCTTGTATCTCCGGCTGGCTGGGTTGATTTGCTCGGTATCTCGGCGTTCTCGGATGCTGACTTCATTGGCTATGACGACCTCCCCTACAAGGGCGGTATGGTTGCCAAGCGTTGGCTCGGCTTCATGTGGATGACGCACTCGGGTCTCCCCGTTGCTTCAGGCATCCGCAAGTGCTTTGCCTATCACCGTTCGGCTGCTGGTCTTGCTTCTGCTCAGGATGTCCAGACAGAAGTGAACTATGTGCCGGAGCGTGCTTCGAACCTTATTACTTCGAGCATGAGCCAAGGTTCCGTCCTCATCGACACCACTGGTGTTTATGAAGTCCAGATTGCGGAGTAATCATCATGGCTTTCACTCGTAGCACACTCTCTAAGGTTACTGGCGGTGCCCGTCAGATCCACTGGTATTCGTCTGCCGATGCAATCGCAACCGTAATTGGTTCCGGTTATTTCAATGACGCAACAAATGATCTCAAGCAATTTGATATCATTCTTGCCGTCACATCGACAGGTGGCACGGCAGCAGTTGACGTTCTTGTTGTGACTTCAGCAACAGGCGCGGCAACAGTTACGACCACCAATGGGACGTAATTGATTAGGCGGTTTCCCTCTCCTTCCGCCTAGTTGACTGGGGTGGGTCGTCTTGACAACGGCCCACCTCTTTTTGTTAGGATTGCACTATGGCACTTACAAGTATTGATGTCTGCGCTAGAGCGCTAATCTTGATCGGGGCTTCCCCGATTACGTCATTTGATGATGGCACGACCGAAGCCATTGTTGCCGACAATCTATATCAGGATACAGTCCGTGATCTTCTTTCCCGCCACCGCTGGCGGTTTGCTTCTTCCCAGATCCAGATGAACCGTCTTGTTGATGCGCCAGAACATAAATGGGATGCTGCTTATCAAATCCCTGCTGAGTGTATTCTGGTCCACGGCGTGTATATCAATGGTAATCCCATCGAGTTTGACCGCTATCAAGATCTCATCTACTGCAATGCCGCAGAGACTGATGAAGTCTTTATCGATTATATGTTTCAGGCTGACGAGTCTCTCTGGCCCCCGTATTTCGTAATGACAGTCATTTTGCAGATGGCTTCTGTATTCGCCTACTCTGTTGCGCAGCAAGAAGCGCTTGCCGATCTCTTTGAGAAGAGAGCACTCCGTCAGTTTACTGTGGCTCGGAACCTTGATAGCCAGAGCCAGACAAATCGCAAACTGCCTGTCAGCCGTTTCCTTGATGTGCGTCGAAATACTAGGATGTAACTGTGGGTTTCAAAACAGTCCAAACTAACTTCTCGGCTGGTGAAATTGGTGCGCTAATGAATATGCGCACTGATACTGGTGCATATACGAATGGCGCAAAGAAACTTAGAAACGTCGCATTACTTAATCAGGGTGGTGTGGCTCGTCGATGTGGCTCTACCTATATTGCAACTCTCGGTGCTCAGACGCGCCTTATTCCATTTGAGTTTGCCTTTGATGAACAATATATATTTGCTTTCAGCAATACGACATTGAAGATCTTTAGTCTCGCTGGAACATTACTTCAGACATTAACCAGTTGTCCTTGGACAACGGCAATGCTCTACGAGTTGACTTATTCACAGATTGCAGACGTTATGATCGTTTGCCATCCTGATATGGCAACGCAAAAGATTACCCGCACTGGGGCAAGCACATTTACCCGTGCAAACTTTGCGTTTGATCAATCGGCAAATGGCGCTGATAGTTTCCAGCCATTCTATAAATTTGCTGCAACAACGGTAACATTGAGTTCAAGTGCTTCTGCAATTGGCACAACCACACTTACAACAAGCGCTGCATATTTTACTGCAAACCATGTTGGCCTTCGATTGAAGTGGTATGATTCGGAAATTGAAATTACCGGATATACAAACTCTACGACTGCTACTGGTTCAATCAAAAAACTCCTTGAAGGCGTTCTTGATACAGATCCATTCAAGACTACAGATGGTTCTTCTCTTGTTGAAGTAACTCATGTTGCTCATGGTCTTTCAACCGGAGCATCAATAACATTCTCAGGTTGCGTTGCTGTTGGTGGTATTACTGCCGTCCAATTAAATGGTGCACGAACCATTACAGTTATTGATGACGATCACTATACATTTACTGCTGGCGGAACATCATCTTCTTCAACAGATGGTGGCGGTCCTCACGTTGTATTTTCTGGTGCCAATGTTCCTACCCGTAATTGGCAAGAGCAATCATTCTCCTCGATCCGTGGGTATCCGGCAGCCGTGGCTTTCCATGAAGGCCGTCTCTGGTTTGGTGGAACAGATTCGCAACCTGACGCATTATGGGCTTCGAAGATCTATCAGTTCTTCAACTTTGATATTGGCGAGTCATTAGATAACGAGTCGATTCAGATCACAATTGGTTCAAATGACATTTCTTCAATTCGCCATATTGTATCGAACCGTGCGCTTCAGATCTTTACAGCAACATCTGAGTTCTACGTTCCCCGTATTAATGATACGACAATTACGCCAAACAACATTACAATCAGTCGCCAGACACCTTATGGTTGTTCAAAGATTGCTCCAATTCCGTTTGACGGCGCAACAATCTATGTGCAGTCTTCATTGAAGGCAGTCCGTGAATTTACCTATAATAGCGCTGAAGAAGCCTTTGCTTCTCCAACATTATCAATTCTGGCAGAGCATCTGATCCAGACACCACAGGATATGGCTGTTAATTATGGCACATCAAAGCGGGGTGAACAGTATCTCTTGCTGATCAATAGCAATGGAACCATTGCACAGTTTACTTCTTCTCGCGCAGAAAAAATCGCTGGCTGGACACTTTGGACAACCGAAGGTGGCGGAACGCCAAAGTTTGAATCTGCTTGCACACTTGGTGATTCGACATTTGTAGCTACAAAACGTGGCACTGATTACTTACTCGAAAAGTTTGCAGATGATGATTTGACCACGCCGCTGGATTGCGCAATTTCTTATACGTCTGGATCAGCACAGACCACATGGACTGTGAGTTCAATCTTCGCCAATAAAGAAGTAGATGTCATCTCTGGCAATTACTATCTTGGCAGATATACTGTTAACGGTTCGAACCAGCTGACTTTGAATATCCCAGTATCTTCTATTACTGTCGGATATTCATTTACTGTTGAAGTCCAGACTATGCCTGTCGAAATTACAGACAGGAGCGGATCATATAATGGCAAGCCAAAGCGTATCAGCCGTGTCATTATGGACTTGAATGAAACACTTTCTGTTTCGATCCAAGGCAATAGATTGATTATTCGTCAGGTTAATGATGACTTCTCAATTCAACCAACACCCGTAACTGGCAAACGCGAGTTCTTCCTTCTTGGATATTACCGTGATGCGTCAGTTACAATAACCCAAAGTGAACCGTTACCGCTCAGATTGAACGGCTTGGTAATGGAGGTATCAGTCTAATGTGCGATCCCGCAACACTACTTATTGGTTCTACTCTTATAGGAACGGCTGGCAACTTTGTTGG